TTGACCTTGGTTTTGAGCCGCAATGGATAATGATTAAACGTGCGTCTGGCACAGGCGATTGGGTTATGTTTGATGCAATGCGTGGATTAGTAGTAGAAGGTAATGATGCATATGTATACGCAAACACTTCAGGAGCAGAAGTTTCCAATACAAGATTGAACATTACGCCAACAGGTTTTTCCACAGACACAACAGACTATCGTATTTCAAGTAATGGCGAAACCTACATCTACATAGCCATTCGCCGTGGCCCTATGGCTGTGCCTGAGAGTGCGAGTGAGGTGTTTGATGTTAGCATTGGTAGTTCTAATGGAAACATAATTACTACTGGTTTTCCTGTAGATACACAAATACTAAACTTTACTCTTGGGGATACAAACAATAGCACGGTAATAGACAGGCTAAGAGGGTTTAGTTCAACATCAACTGAAAGCGGGAAAAGGCTTGTTACTTCTTCTACGGCAGCTGAAACATCTGCCGCTGTGTCAGAAAAATGGACAAATACAGGATTTACTGAGGTTGGCAGTTACGGAAGTGTTTATGCTTGTTATTGGAACTGGCGTCGTGCCTCTTCGTTCTTTGATGTCGTTGCTTACACGGGGAACGGAACAGCGGGGCGTACTGTAAGCCATAACCTTGGTGCTGTACCTGAAATGATGTGGGTGAAAAGTAGAAGTAACGCTCGCAGGTGGACTGTTTATCATAAAGACATTGGCAATACAAAACGTCTGGTTTTGAACACAACAGCCGCAGAGGAAACACAATCTGACTGGAACAGTACTACACCAACAGATAGTGTGTTTACATTAGGCGGTGGATCAGATGTTAATACTTCTTCATACACCTACATAGCCTACCTATTCGCAAGCCTAGATGGTGTGTCTAAGGTGGGGAGTTTTAGTCATACAAACAATACAACTACTAGCGTTGATTGTGGATTTTCTAGTGGTGCTAGGTTTGTAATGATTAAGCTAAGTGATGGTGCCGACAGTTGGTACATTTGGGATACTGAAAGAGGCATCAATTCTGGAACGGAGCCGTATTTAAGATTAAACACTAATAGTGCTCAAGTAACTGGGGCTGATTGGATTGACCCACTATCAAGTGGCTTTCAAATTACTGGCCCAGACCTTCTTACTGGCACATACATCTTCTACGCAATCGCATAATCAACTGACACAGGAGACTTTCAATCATGTCAGAATACAGAAATAGAACAACAGGCGAAGTTAAAACGCAGGGGCAATGGCGTGCAGCTAACCCCAGCATGTCTTTGCCGCGTGTGTGGAATGACAGCGTACTTGATGCGCTAGATCTAGACCCAGTGCTACGCAGTCCAGCGGCTACCACCACAGCATACCAAACGTCTGTGCGTGATGGCGTTGAGCAAGACGCTAATGGAAACTGGGTGGAGAAGTATGTCGCTCGTGACATGTTTGCTGACACCACAGAGGATGGCGTTACGACAACCAAGGCAGAGCATGAGGCGGCTTATCAGGCTACGCTAGACGCTAAGACTGCCGAAGGTCATCGCACCACACGCAATAAGCTATTAGCTGACAGCGATTGGACGCAGATGAATGACAGCCCATTGACCAACGAAGTCAAGACAGCATGGGCAACCTATCGCCAAGAGCTACGCGATCTTTCAGACCTAGATGCGTGGCCTAACTTAGATGATGCCGATTGGCCTGTAGCACCGTAAGAGGAACGAGATGGATAAACGTACTGTTTCATCAGCGCATGAGCGCATTGACACTATAGAAAAACAGATTGTTGCTATGAAAACTGAAATGGATATTCAGTTTAAAGATTTGTTTAATCGTGTGAAAAGACTAGAAGCTATTATGATTGGCTCATCGGCAGCTATTATTATTATGCTGTTAAGACTGAGCTTGTCGGGATGATAACATGGCTATACTTGAGAGTGTCATGGCTGCGAACGCCGCTTATTCGGTTATCCGTCAGGCTCTCAGTAATGGCAAAGAAACTGCGGGGCTTATCGGCGCAGTCGGTAAGTTCCTTTCTGCGGAAGAAGATGTAAAGGAAGCTGTTCAGAAAAAAAAGAACAGCCCTATTACAGCAATCACTGGTAGTTCTGAAGGTGATTGGGAAGAGTTTCAACAATTAGAAAATCTAAAAGCTAAACGTGCAGAGTTGGAAAGCTACTGTCGCCTCTATGCGCCCCCTGGCACATGGGATCGTTGGCAGCAATGGCAAGCTGAAGCTAGGAAACAGAGACAGGCAGCTAAAAAGGCTGCTGAGAAGGCCAGAGAAGAGCGTATGGAGCTGTTAGCTACAATTGCAGGGATTGGGTTAGCTATAGGTGTTTGCTTACTGGGTGTGTATTATTTAGGGGTCTACCTTGAGAAGTGGTAAAATACACAGTGTATGACAAAAATGGAAAAGTTGTTATAATCACGTCGAACAAAAGGATTGCAGAGTATTATGCCAGCAACAGTAATTGATGAATATAAAATCTTTCCACGGCTGATGATGCTAGTGGTGACGATCTTAACTTACCAAAGCGTCCACTGGTACATGTCTTTGCCTGATCCTACAAATGGACAGGCTGGTTTAGTTTCTGTGTGTATGGGTGCATTGACTGGTTGCTTTGGTATCTGGATGAACAAAGAAGCTAAGACAGATCGAGGTTCGGTATGATAGGTCAGATAATAGGAAGTCTCGGCAGTCTGGCGACAGCTTGGGTAGATGGTAAAACAGCGGTACAAAAAGCCAATGCAGAGATCAAACTTAAACAGGCAACTGGTGAGATTGATTGGGAGCTTGAAGCTATACGTTCTGCACAAAACTCATGGAAGGACGAACTTTGGACTATTGTGTTTGTTCTTATCCTTGCTGCTAACTTTGTGCCTAGCTTACAAGATACAATGGCACAGGGATTTGCTAACCTTGAGACAACCCCCCTCTGGGTTCAGTGGGGGATGTATGCGTCCATTGCCGCCTCGTTTGGGATAAGAACTATGAGAGGGTTAAAGAAATGAGTGAGTTCAAACTAAGCCGCCGCAGTCTTGATCGGCTGGAAGGTGTAGACGAGCGCATGGTTGCTGTCGTCAAGCATGCAATCACAGTTACAAAGATAGACTTTGGTGTAATCCAAGGGCTGCGCACATTAGAGCAACAGAAAGAGCTGTATGAAAAGGGTGCGTCACAAACCATGAAGTCAAAGCACTTGGATGGCCTTGCCGTTGATCTTATGTGCTTCATAAATGGCAGGGGGTCTTGGGAGCTAAACCTCTATGACGACATTGCAGACGCTATGAAAGAGGGCGCAAACATGGTAGGCTGCAAAGTACGTTGGGGTGCAGCGTGGCACATAGATAACATTGGCGATTGGGATGGCACTGCCGAGGATGCGATGAATGCATACATAGACCTACGCCGCTCACAAGGTCGTCGCCCGTTTATCGACGGCCCTCACTTTGAACTGATGGTGTAAGACATGGCTAAGAAACTTGGATTGTACGCAAACATCCACGCAAAGCGTGCGCGGATCGCGGCTGGATCGGGCGAGAAGATGCGCAAGCCTGGTGAAGCTGGTGCGCCTACTGCGAAAGACTTTGCTGATAGCGCAAAGACTGCAAAGAAGCCTAGACGCAAATCAATGATGAGTTCGTGACATGGCAAGGTCGGCAGCATGGCAGCGCAAAGAAGGTAAGAACCCTAGCGGCGGTCTAAATGAGAGAGGCCGCAGATCGTATGAGCGTGAGAACCCAGGGTCTAACCTCAAAGCACCAGTGAAGAAGGGCAACAATCCTCGTCGTGCATCTTTCTTGGCGCGCATGGGAAACATGAAGGGGCCAGAGCGTGATGAGAAGGGCAGACCTACGCGCCTGCTCAAGTCATTGCAAGCTTGGGGTGCGTCATCAAAAGCTGATGCAAAGAAAAAAGCAAAGCGCATATCAATGATGAACAAGAAGAAGAAAGCCTGATGGGATATTTCCACGAAGATGTAGACAGCCCGCATGCGCTGCTAGAGATTGCATCGGAGCGCATGCCAGAGGTTGTGCCTGTTAATATCTTTGGGTTTAGTCGAAGTGTTGGCACAACTTTCCAAACCATTTGGAATGATGGTGGGCAGTACGTTCACCCTAGTGCCGCCGTTCAAATGAGCTGCGTGTCAACCAGTGCATCCGACACAATGACAATCGTTATTTCTGGTCTTAATGCAGACTATGAAACAATTGCAGAGATTGTGCAGCTAAATGGAACAACGCCAGTTACAACCACAAACCCTTTCTATCGGATTAATAGCGCGACAATTCTATCTGGATCAAATGTTGGTGACATCACAGTTAGCGAGGGTGGCACGGTATACGCAAACATTGAAGCGACTTTGGGAACAACGCAAGCTTGCATCTACACTGTTCCAGCCAATCATTCTTTATACATCTTTCGCATATCCCTCACGTCTGGAACGGTAAACTCTAACAAGTATATCACTTATAGAAACCGAGTAGATAGCAGCACTGGTCGCGTTCTGCGTGTGGCAGAGGCGACATTTCAGCTAAACATGCAGACGTTTGATCGCCAGATACCATTCCGTATTGCGCCAAAATCAGACTTTCAGTTTGAGGCAAAGTCATCTTCTGGTACAAATGAATTATCAATCTTTGTTGAAGCACTACTGATGAAGGACAAGTATGCCTAAAGAAATGCATCGCGCCCTTGAAGCGAGGGCAAAGAAAATGGGCTTAACTGGTGAGCGTAAAGATGCTTACGTTTACGGAACAATGAGGAAAGTAGAAATGCACGGTAAAAAGAAAAAGCCCAAGTCCATGATGAATGGCGGCGGTAAGTACGGTAAGTAATTATTCGGGTCGTAGCTTCGGCCTGATTGACCTAGACATTACGCCTGTGTCCAGGCACCACATGTTTACGTCACCATCTGCAAACATATACTTATACATATCCTCGTTGTCACGGATGAATACTTGGCATGCTTCTGCGCTAGGCAGTGTGATGTATGTTTTTATATCACGTCCCTGGTATGTGTATTCTATGTAAAAAGCTGTAAAAAATTCTATCATTTCTGTTGTCCTCACTGTCTGTTTTGCTATCTTGTTTCGGTAGGCGGCGGCATGCCCATGCCAGTTGTTATATCCCGACACCTTACATAACTGCCGCCTACACGATTTACTTGTCTGGCTCTCGCGGCAACTGCCACTTTTCTATCTGCGACATAACAAAGTTTTCAGTGTGACCTAAGCAGTACGCTATGTCTTTCACTGTCATCTGTATATGCAACATTCTGTTGATACACTTGGCGTCCCTAGAGGCTCTGTAAGGAAACCTTTCTTTTGACACAGAGACTTTTGTAGGTGTCTTAGGCTCCCTTCCTTTCTTTGGCGCGGGTTCTTTTGTTTTCTCTTGTATTTGTTTTTTCCTAAAGCCCTCTTGCTCACGTTTCATCTGCCACATGGCAGCAATTTCTTTCTCAGTAGGGCGTCGTTTATGCAGTTTTGTAAATGCATCTACTAAGTTTACCACTGCTTACTCCTTAAAATGGGATCGAGTCGTCTAGTGGCGCGGTTGGTGGAGCCTGATAGTTTTGCTGCTGCTGTGGCTGCGTATCAGGACGGTTCGGAAACAATGGGAATGACGCAATGCGAGGCCACATCTTTGGGTCATCACCGTTGCGGTGCTGTAACTGCACACTGACAGAGATACCGTGTTGTATCATAAGTTCCTTTACCTGCTCTGCTACTTGAAGCGTGGCCGTGTCATACTTCTTATCCTTTGGTACATTGATCCATGCGGACGCGCGCATTTCCACAGGCATATTGTTGTTCATAAAGCCGTCAATAGTAAACGACTTTACCCCGAGTGTTGGCTTATTAGACATGTGCAAACTTCCTTTCTGCTTCTGTAAATCTTAGTACAAGTCTTTGGTGGTAGTCTGGATAGTCTTGCTTTAGACAGTCCAGGTAATTATCTGGTGTGTTTCGATCTATGTCCTGCAATGAACGCAGATCGGGCGCTGCTTGGTAGCTTGCAATCTTTGCTTTGCACCATTCCATAGCTTCTTCTGGTGACATGCGAACCACTGGTTCACCTTTTGGCGAATTGTCATGTGCTAATTTTTGCGGTTCTTTTGGCACATGCAAAGCTTTGTCGTTTCGCTGCGCCACCTCTATCTCAAAAGAACTAGCGTAAGCGCCACCATGTAGACCTAGTGAGGCAAGCGCACGGCCTATCGCAGATGTCTCCGCATTCTCTAGCGCAGAGGTGCGGTCCACATTACCTTGACCGCGTATCTCCTCTGCGTATCCGCTACCGATTGCCATGCCTTTGTCATTCACAACTTGGGCTTTGATGACTACCTTCTGTCCATCATCTACAACTATGTCAGTTGTAATACCCATTGTAGTTCCGAATGCTTTGCGAAACGCCTCAACACGCACAAATACTTCTGTGTATTTTTTACCGCCTCTCTGCACTACACCGTGTGTTCTGTTGAGGTCGTTTACCTCACTCATTGCTTTTATTAGATCGTTCATGTTCTCCCAAATAGCTCCTTTGCTTTACGCAGTACGCTCGGTGACAAGTCACGCCACACAAAACTGTCTGCAAAATGTGGATCGGTAAGGTTTAGTAATTCAACAGCATCATCAGCTACCTTCATTAGCTTTTCCCTGCGACGACATGCCATTGAAATATCGTGCAGCGCGTACTCAAGCTCATCAATCGTAGGCTCAAGAACAACAAAGCCTAGTCTGTTTGCGTAGACTATCTTAGGCACAATCTTGCTAAGATGCCAGTATCCTGCAAGCTGTGTCATGTGCGGTGCTTTGATTTTTTTCGGCAATGAGTTAGCGCGTGGGTTGTCTGTGTGGGCGGCCTGATCCCACTGAGTTTTAAGCTCAACCCGTCCCTCCCCATAATCTGGCTTACCAAAGTAAGGTAGTTCGCAGTGCGGTATAGACCCAAACAAGTCTATCTCACCTACGATGCGGTTCGCGCCACTCATTGCCTCCCTGATGCCAGAAGCGGCGTTCTCGCATACTAGCGCAAATTCAGATTGAACTGGCTCCTTGCTCCGCTTCCCGTCTGCATCAAAGTAGATACGTTCTCTGTTCTCAATCCAAAGCTGATCCTTTGGCTTGTCGCGCCAGTGTCCACCTTGAAAGCCTTGCAAGACATTGACTGCCTCTGCGTATGCTTCGTTGGGGGATGCGTCATCGACTAGCAGCATGTCAGTGTATGCTTGCACTGCCCTGCCGCTGACCATGTTTGGATTGTCATTGTACTGCGTGTGACCCAAGACATCTTTGTAGTGTCCCGCGTCTGAGATTACCTCTCTTGCCCAGATCATATCCCCATCTTCGTCACCCACAATGATGCGCCATGCTTTGTCTCGCATGGGGCGCAGGATACACTTATCAAAGAATACCCAAGCATCAGGTGTAGACGGGTTACTGTGCCATTTATAATTGAACCTGTCGGCCCATTGTTTGTTCTGTAAACCCATGATTACCTCTTGACATAACGTGACACTAAGTTAATTATTTGACACAAGTAGTCAAGGAGAAAATGATGAAACTTGAAAAATGGCGGTCAGAGAAGAATTTGACTTTGACACAATTGGCCGAGAAACTTGGTGCGCCGCATGCCACAGTTGTTCGGCGGTGGTGCTTACCTACGGATCACAAGGATTACAAGATCCCATCTGCTAAGTATATGTTAATTATACAAGAAACTACGATGGGCGCTGTGACGCCTAATGATTTTTATGGATAAATTACTGCGCCATGTTGATCTATGCTCAGGCATTGGCGGCTTTGCTCTTGGCTTTGAATGGGCAGGATTGAGCAGGCCAGTGATGTTTTGTGACATAGAAGAATGGAGTAGACAAATCGTGTCAAAGCATTGGCCTGACGTGCCAGTAGCTACGGACGTTAAGGAGTTAGCAAGTGACCCAGATAGAAATGTTCCCGACTGCGAAATTATCACGGCTGGCTATCCATGTCAGCCCTGGTCCGTCGCAGGTGAGCGCAAAGGATCGAGCGACAATCGCCACATCTGGCCGTACATCTGCGAAATTGTTGCACAAAAAAGACCCGCTTGGTGCGTTCTCGAAAATGTTTATGGGCACATCTCATTGGGGATCGACGAAGTGCTGTCTAACTTGGAGTGCCAAGGCTACGCCGCAAGGGCGTTTGTTGTTCCAGCTTGCGGTGTCAATGCCCCGCACAGACGCGAACGAGTATTTATTGTGGCCCACACCGACAGCCCGAGATCACAAGGGCGGGTACAAGGGCGGCAGGATACGCAACGGGAAGGTAAGTTGGGACACTCTGGACGTAGCTGTTCAGTACACAGACAACCAATCGAAAGATGGTGGGACACTGAACCCGAATTGGGTCGAGTGGCTCATGGGATACCCAATAGGACACACAGACTTAGAGGATTAGGAAACGCAATCGTTCCACAGATAGCGATGCGTATAGGGCAAACAATCAGAGCAGTAGAGGAACAAGATGGGCGGTAAAGCAGCTAGAGACAAGGGCGCTAACTTTGAGCGCGAGATAGTAAACTGGCATAGAGAGCGTGGGGTAGAGGCCGAGCGTGTACCTTTGTCGGGCGCAGCCAAAGGCAACTACAAGGGTGATCTAAAGATAGGGCCAGAGCAGGCATTGCTTGCTGAGTGCAAGCGTAGAGCTAGAGCGTATCAGGATCTGTATGACGCGCTAGATCAGGATGACAGTGACATGTTGTTCATCCGAAAAGACCGTGGGCGCACATTGGTTGTGTTGCCGATTGAAACTTACGAAGCAATATTGGAGTGGATCGGATGGAAGAAATACCCGAAGAAATAAAAGAGATTTTGCGCAAGCAGGGCATTGAACCTGATTGGGACAAGTTTGAGGAAGAGTTTACCAAATTCTTTTTGCCAGCTTGGCTTGGTACGACTGACGAGCAAGAAATACAAAAAGCTTACGATGATCTGAAAGCGCGGAAGAGCGATGACTGACTACCCAGGTAAGCTATCAGACAAAGACCGTGTGTTTCAGTTGCTGAATGTGATGAACATGTCGTTCACTTCTGAGGAGGTGGCAGAGCTAATCGCAATACCGAATGACATAGTGTTGCGCAGCTTGTTAGAATTAAAAGCAAAGAAAAAAGTATCAGTGAGTTATGGAAAGTGGAGAACAGTATGAATGAGCAACTTTCGTTTAGTGTGCGTGAAGTTATGAAGATTAGGTCTTGCCTGTGGCATGCAAGATGCGTGTGGGAGGAGAGGCCTACGATTGTTCCTGATTGGGCAAAAGATGAAATCAAACAGATTGATAAACTTGACGCAAAAGTAGTGAAGTTTTTAAACAATCTTGGATACAACTACCCATCATTTAAGGAATTAGATCAATGAAGTTTCATGGATTAGAGGTTACAGGTGGAACGGCGCGCTTTGTGTTTTACGGTTCTGATGGGCGCAAGTTTGTGGAGCCTGCGATGGTCTGCAAGGAGTGTACTGGCGAGGGCGAGTACTTGGGTGAGGAGCCTGTGGTAGACTACGAACACGGCGGGTACCTGAAAGAGGTGAAGGTGACGTGTCAGACATGCGAGGGCTATGGATGGGTGGTGCAGGATGATGAGGAGTGAGCCATACAAGCTTCCAGAGGGCAACACACTTATTAGTGTAAGCGGAGGGCGCACAAGCGCCTACATGCTGTACGAAATACTATGCGAGTATGATGGTGAATTACCTGCAAACTGTGAGGTTTTGTTTGCAAATACTGGCAGGGAAATGCCTGGAACATTGGACTTTGTGCGCGATTTGGAAACGCATTGGGGTGTACCGATTACGTGGTTAGAGTATGACCGCGCTCCAAGCGCAAAGAGAAAGAACGGTACCGCTGCGTTCAAGGTCGTTGATTGGGATACTGCCGCGAGAAACGGTGAGCCGTTTGACAAGTACCTATCGTTCAACATGCTACCGAATGTGTTTCGTCGGGCATGTACGCAAGAGCTAAAGGTCAAGACGATGCGCAGATATTTGCTGTCTCTTGGCTGGAAGCATTGGAACAACTTAGTTGGCATACGCGCAGATGAAGGGCGCAGGATTAAGGCAAGCAAAGATAAGCGAACAGTTAATGTATTTCCTTTGGCAGATGCGGGCGTGACAAAGCAAGATGTTATGCAGTTCTGGAGGGGCAAGTCATACGATCTAAAGATTGCGCCTGGATCAGGTAACTGTGACGGGTGTTTCTTGAAGTCTGAGGCTACGTTGGCTGCGATGTGGCGTGAGTACCCAGATCGAATGGAATGGTGGGCGAATTGGGAAAGCAAGAAGTCCAACACGTTTCACGACATCAGAACATATCGAGAGCTTGGCGAGTTCGTTGACAGACAAGGCGATTGGATATTCGATGATGAGGCGTTCCTTTGTCAGGCAGATGACGGGGAATGCACGGGATGAGCAAGAAGAAAGCTAAGAGAAGTGGTTTCCAAAGCAACGTTGACTTAGACCGCTGCGCAGCCTGTGATAGAGCCTATGATATTACTCTGGGTGGCTGGGTTATTCTGGCCTCTGGGCAGTTGATTTGTGACCCTGTAGATCGTCACGAGTGCTGGGAAAAAGTCGCTACGTCTGCCAAGAAAAAAGGGGATTGACAAATGCCGATAAGGAAGTACGCTAACGCGAGGCCGACAGGCCGAGATAGTGATTACAGTGTAAGTGAATACAGTGCTAATCACAGTGCATACACTGAAACTACTAATAATATATTTAGCTCTATAAGTGATTACAGTGTAAGTGCTGACAGTGTCTGTAGTGATGACACTGTAGCGCGCGCGAGGGATTATCAGGACGCTACGTCTGCCAAGGTTTCAGAGATGCTGACCAGAATGTCGCCTGCGTACAAGTCGGGGAAAGCGCGGCGTCAGGCTGATCCTCTGGGGTGGCGCGTGGAGAAGATACTCAGACGGCTGCGGCCTATGCTATCCA